AAGCTTATATGTTACTGGTGTAAATTTAGGATTATCAATTTCTTTAATTTCTCCATACTCATCTACCACTTGAAAAGGAACCATATCCTCATCTTTTTCTAAAACTCTAGAACCAGATAATGCCTTTACCTTTTCAACTCGAATAATTTTAGATAAATCATTCATACTTCTCATAAGCTCATTAATTTTTGTTTGTATATCCTCTGGGACAATAATTCCCATATCTCCATCAGAGTCAGTGCTTACTCCACCTTCATGCATAGCAGCCTTATATTCATTAATAATGCTGTAATCATCAGCAGTAATTCTCTGTTTCCTTAAACCTTTTAAAAATACTCTTTTGTATTCTGCTTCTAAATCTCTTTCTGCATTATTTACGGGTGTAGCATCATCTAAATTAAAAGCTTCAGATGCTTCTAATTCCTGCTGAAGGGTCACTTTCTTTTGTAGTGCTCTTACCTCTTCCATCAAATCTTCAGCTTCAGTTACTTTATCTTCTCCAAGTAGACTTCTTACTTTTGCCTTCTTTTCTTCTAGGTTTTGAAGTAGTTCTCTTAATTCTTTACTCATATTCATCCCATCCTTTCTTATAGTTCCAGTTCAATTAATAATTTTTGTTTTAGTAATTCTTGTTTTCTAGCTTCCAAATCATTCTCTATTTCTATTAACTCTTTAGGTGTATTTTTGTATCTAGCCAATACATCCTTATCAATAGAAGCTGCCAGTGTTTTTTCTTCCTCTACCACATCACAAAATCCATACTCTTCACATTCTGTAGCTGTTAGCCAAGTTTCACTATCCATAATCTCTATAATCTCATCTCTTGTTAATGCCGAGTGATTTTCATAAGCTGCAATAAGGCTTTCCCTAATCTTATCTAAGTCCTCAGCTAATTTTCTAAAGTCAGCTGCATTCCCCATTCCTATTGTCCAAGGATTATGAATCATCATCATGGCATTTTTGGGCATAAAAATAGTATTGCCTGCCATGGCTATGACTGAAGCAATACTTGCAGCTAACCCATCAATATATATTTTTTTATGTGCCTTATGTCTTTTTAAGATAGAGTAAATAGTCTGACCTGCAAATACATCGCCTCCTGGAGAATTGATGTAGATATTTAGTGTATCTATTTCTCCTAAATTATCTAGATCAGATTTAAACTCTTTAGGAGTTACTTCATCACCCCACCAAGTTTCATTTGAAATCTCTCCATAAAGGGTCAACTCTCCCGTTTTTTCATCTAAGGATTTAAAGTTCCAAAACCTTTTATTCTTCTTCCCCAATATCATCACCACCTCTTTTATACTGCTCTCCTGCCATTTCAATAGGCATCATATTTCCATTGATTAAAAGTCTATCTCCTCCTTCTTTAGATTCTAATTCTTCTAAAGCTCTAACTTCATTAGCTGTTAGAAATCCAGATTGAATTGCAATTCTATATCCTTCATATCTCGTCTTTGGGTCTGCCCTTAAAATTGCATTTACATTAAACTTAATGTAGTAGCCTTCTTCTAGTTCCTTGTTTGTGAATAGCTTATATGTTAATTCCTGTTCATAGCCAGTTAGAATATCCATTAGTGTATCTACATAGAATTCCCTTTGCTGGTATTCTACATTGGTATGAGTTGCTCTATCTAAATCGTTAATCTGATGGTTCTTTATTCCAAAGGCTGCAGCTATTTGCTTTACTGTAAGTTGTGTGTTTTCTAAAAACTGGGCATCTGCCATGGTTAAACTTAAAGGCTGAAATTGATATCCTATAGGAAGGAGGGACACCCTGTTGGCATTTTTAAGTCCACTGGCCATCTGTTCAAATCTTTCACGAAATACTCTTTGAGCTTCTGGATTTAAATCTCCTATATAGTGAATAATTCCTTTGGTTTGAAGTCCTGTTTTAAAAGAGTTATTTAAATATTCACTGGCAGCTCCTGCATTTTCTATGGTGTTTTTAAGTTGATTTAATGGAGTCATACCTACAATCCCATCACTGGTTAGTCCTTTAAAATGTAGCATTTCGTCAGGGTCAATCCTGTACTTAGTTCCTTTGTTATCTGTATAGACATACCAAAGTCTACCTTTATGAGGAAGTAGTCCTATATCATCAATATATATTTCTACTTTAGAACTATCTAAGGGATATATTCCTGTAACATGACCTGCATTTCTTCCAACTGTTTCAAACTCTATCCAAGCATAAGCATTTCCATAGATATTTCTCTGAACTTCTAAAGCTTTAAAAAAATCCCTGGCACTCATCCACGGATTAGGTCTAATCTTTAAAATTGGGGTTAGATAATGTTCTGTCGCACTTTGCCTTCCATTATTATTTTTATATACCTTAGTAGGAAGTTTACCTACGCTATCAGCCAATATTCTAATACAGGAAAACACAGTTGCTTCCTTTAGTGCATTTTTACCTTTGTAATTAAGCTCGCTATTTTCAACTCCTAATATTTCTAAAAGCCTTCTATCGTTTAATGATATTTCCTCTGGTAACGCTTCAGCTTTAGGACTAAATATATTCTTTAACTTATTAAATACATTCAAATACCATCACCCCCTAACCCCAAAGTTTGTCTAGCATTTCCTCTGTTGAATACTCATTTAAATCAAACTTACTTCCTTCATTTCTTATTGCTCTATCTAGGGCCATAATTAAAGCTACAGCACCATCTATTTTTTCAGTGGATTTTTCCTTATCAGGTTTTATATTTCCAGCAGGGTCAGTTCTTACATGAATATTGTCCATCATCCAAGATAGAACTGGGTGTCCACCATGGGCTATTTTTTTCTCTAATGTTAGTTTCATAAGTTCTTTAGTTGGTGGGCTCATATCTTTATATCCTTGCCCAAAGGGAACTACAGTAAATCCTGCACCTTCTAGATTTTGAGTCATTTGTACTGCTCCCCATCTATCAAAGGCTATTTCTTTAATGTTATAATCCTTCCATAGTTCTTCTATAAATTTCTCTATAAATCCATAGTGTATAACATTTCCTTCAGTAGTTTGAAGATAGCCTTGCTGTTCCCAAATATCATAAGGAACATGGTCCCTTCTTACTCTTAGATTCATATTTTCTTCAGGTATCCAAAAGTATGGAAGTACATAGTATTTATCATCTTCTGGTATTGGAGGAAAGACTAAAACAAAAGCAGTAATATCGATGGAACTTGAAAGGTCAAGTCCTCCGTAGCATTCTCTTCCTTTTAGCTTTTCAGGATTTACTTCAAAAGAGCACCTATCCCATAAATGCATTGGCATCCATCTTACTGATTGCTTCACCCATTGATTAAGTCTAAGTTGTCTAAAAATATTCTCTTCAGCTGGATTTTCTTTAGCACTTATATAAGCTGCTCTTACCTTTTCTATATCTATGGTATGGTCTAAAGATGGATTGGCTTTATACCAGTTCGCCTCATCTGTCCAATCATCATCATCTTCAATCCCATAAATAACAGGGTAGAAAGTAGGGTCATGTTTTTTCCCTCTTAATATATCATCTGCCTTTTGATGAACTTCCCAGCAGATAGAATGCCTATCAGTACCAGCTGTAGTAATTAAAAAGAAAAGTGGTTGCTTTCTCGCATCTCCACTTCCTTTGGTCATTACATCATAAAGTTGTCTATTGGGCTGGGCATGTAGTTCATCAAAGACTACTCCATGAACATTAAGTCCATGCTTGGTATAAGCTTCAGCAGATAGAACCTGATAGAAACTAGCTGTAGGCATATACACCAATCTCTTTTGAGATAGAATTGGTTTTATTCTTTTCTTTAAAGCAGGACATTGTTCTACCATATCTACTGCTACATCAAATACTATAGAAGCCTGTTGCCTATCAGCTGCACAGCCATAAACTTCAGCTCCCCATTCTCCATCACCACAAGTAAGATATAGGGCTATAGCTGCTGCAAGTTCACTCTTCCCATTTTTCTTTGGAATTTCCACATAAGCTGTATTATATTTTCTATATCCATCTTCTTTTACAGTTCCAAATATATCTCGTATGATTTTATCTTGCCAAGG